ACTTTGTTTATCAATTTCGTTTACTTCTATCTTTGACATTATACTATTACTAAAGTCCCTGTTACTGTTATTGTACCAGGTATAGTGATAGGTCCTGCAAGAACACCGTTCTCAACAGTTTGTGTACCATCCATGGTAGCTGCTTGATTTTTTATAAATTCATCAGGGGCTGCGCTGCCTCCGATGTATTGGATTCCATTTACTACTGCCGTCATAATTCCTCCTACGAACTAATTGTATCAATAAATGATGTGACAATATCTAAAGACGAAGCAGTATTGCTTTGTGCTTTAAGCACATCACCATTTGCTAAAACAATTTTTGCACCACCTTGAATTAGTTCAATCGCAGAATTTGGTGGGATACTTACATTTTTTGCAATGAAGTGATCATTTCCACCATTTACAATCTGACAACTAGCTAAAACAGTTCCAGTGGTAGTGTTACAAATTCTAATACCTATAACTGCATCAAAGTCTCCAGCAGTAATTAAAGTCACTGGAGATGTACCAACGTTTCTTTGTAAATTGTTTCTAAAATCTTGTGCCATAATTTATTCCTTTATAACGCCACCGCCATTGCTAATGCAAATCCAGCCGACGCTGCTCCTACTGGTGTTCCTGATGCATCCAAGAAAACTGATTTACTTGCAGGTAAAGTACAGAATACATCTTTCGTACCTGCACTAAAATCAACAACATTATCAGAGTTAGAACTACTAAAAATTGTAGCTCCTGATCCTCTTGTTAAATTTGCACTTGTCCCATCTAATGTTCCAAGTCCAACTTCAAACTCACTTGTACCTTGATTAAAGATACAATAATAAGTTGTATTATTATTTCCTATTCCTGCTGCAAAAGTTTCAAAACCAGTTACTGCCGCTCCAAGTGCGAACGCACCTGTGCCAGTAGTTGTGCTTGTTACTTTTACTCTATCATTTATAACTAACGCCATAAATTTTCTCCTTATGCCATACTAATAATTGCATTAGACGGTGTAGTCGGATCAGGAAACGTAATAGTAAATGTACCATTCGTTGCTGTCTTGTTTCCACCAAAATCTAAAACCACTACTAATCTGTTTGCTGTTCCATCAACTGTATCTGTATTATAGATAGCTGCAAACGCTGCAGTAAAAGATGCACTACTATAAGTAACATTATCAAAATCAACTGAAGCAACTGCTGTGCTCGAAGCAACTCCAAATCTTGTTAATGTTTTAACTGAATAGTTAGTTCCACCTGTTGTATCTACTTCGCCGTTTCCAGTTCCTGCTAAATACACAGTTGAAGATGTTGAATATGGATTAGTTGTATATAATGAAATTTTAAAAGTGTTTCCACCAGAAGCTTTAAAGTTATGATTCGCTTCGAAGAGAGCACCTCTAAAACTATTTGGTATTATGTTTGCCATATTGTTTTATCTCCTATGTATAACTTGATGGTGGTTTAACGTTAAGTTGAGCTCGAACTTCACCATCTTGATATTCGTCTCTGCGTCTTTGACCGATTTGCTCGATCGCGTACGATTCTATTGCCTCTTTATATTGGCTTTGATAGTATTGTAACATATCTGCCGGACCTTTCAAGTATCCATATGCATTTACCAGACAAGCGTATAAAAGTAAATCTTGATATTTATTTGACAAATAAGTCCCAGCTGTAGCTGGAGCGGGAGTAGATGTAGTATCAGTTATAGTTGCTGGCTCTTTGTCATAAGCTAAAGTGATTTCATAAGTTTGGTCTGGTGTGGGTGCTAAAACCCAAAATTCTTCATCCCAATTTGCATAATATTTAGGTATATCTACAGCTGATGTACTAGGTGTGGAGTAAAATTCTGCTATATATGATGTATCTTTTTGCTCTAAGTAAAATTGATTACCAGCTGAATCTTTAAGTTGTACATATCTTATGGCTCTTAAATCGTCTGGTATAGTTACATATCTATTTCCAATAATAGCATTTGATGTTGCATAAAATACGCTTTGATCAGTGTCTATTGCCCGGTGAATTTTATTTTCTGCATTTATAATTATAGTATCTAAAACTGCATCAGTTAAAACATTGCTACCAACTTCGGTGTAGTTTCTTATATCGTCTCTTAAATTTGTTAAAGTGTATGCCATAATTAATTAATTACCTCTAATGTTACTGGTCCCGCCGAACAACCTTCTCCACCACCTGATACACCACCTGTTGTTGCATTACTAGTGCTAGTTATATGAAAAAAATTTATTGGATCTGTTAAAGGGTCTGTTGTTGTAGCTCCCGTAATATTACCTGAAGAATCTATTTGTCCTAATGCAATGGTGAAACCACTTGCATTATTTAAATCACTTACATTATCAAATGTAGGTATGTTTTGAAATTGTTGTAAATTTGGAGTGTCATCTGAATCATCACCACCAGGACCCGCCGCTATTACTTCAGGTGGACCTCTAAATCTAACTACAGAACCTGCTGCTCTTTGATGATCCTCTGAAAAAACATTTACATAAGTTGTTCCACTATAAATAACAGATGTAAAAGCATTATTATTTAAAAGTATTAAACTTGCTTTTGATGCAGGCTGTGGTCTTGGATTATATAAAGCTTGTGGATCAGAGCCAACTGGTTTTGGTTCTAATTGTGGTTGTTTTGATTCATACTCTGAAAAATGAACTAATGATCCATTCCATTCTCTAACCATTTCATCATAAGGAAATCTTAATCCTGATCTATCTGAAATAGCATACGCGTATTTTCCTGATGCATACTTACCCATTATACTCCATCTCCATAAAATGTTTGTGGTGAAATGAAAGTAGATGTGCCTTGATTATCTGCATCAAGTGCTCTTAATAATTCACTTTCATATCTACGTTCTAATTCTTGACTTCTGTCTGGTGAATATTTTTGACTTAAATAATATGCAAGACCGGACATCATGCAAGGATAAAATCTGTTTACTATATCTGATGTATTTGTATACGCACCAGCATCTTGAATTTTTGCTAAATAATAAAAACAAAATTGAAAATTACTTGGAGTTGTAGAATCTGATACGCTTGAACTTGGTGTTGTGTATAAAAATATACTTGGATTTAATTTTCTTTCTACATAATATTGTGAAGGCGTGCCTTTAGCTAATTTATTTGGTGTTTGTGAATATGTAGATCTATCTATTTTAGTTAATGCAATATCTTGTGGTGCTGTAGCATCTGAATTATTTCTGTAATAAGCTTCTAAAACTGTATCTAAATCTTCTGGAAAATTTTCTGAATCAGCTGCAAAATTATATTCTGCTTGACCCTCTACTAGTGGAACTTTTGCAAGTTTAACTTTCCATAAATGAACTCCTCTATTAGCCCATTCTTGAAACATTATGTTTAAAGACCGTCTTGCTGATCTTAACATATATCCTGTTCTTGCACTTTTAACACCCGTTCTTTCAAATGCTTCTTCTATAATATCATCTATTTGAGGATTAAATTGCGTCTCTTCAGATGTTGGTGAAATGGTTTGAGCAGTGTTACCCATACCAGGGTGAACTGTGCAATAATAAAATAATAAAGGGGCACCTGTAGTTCTTACAGGTGCAACATTAAATGTTGTTTGCGCTCCTGCATTTCCTGGTACTCCTGTAGAAGTTACACCTGTGGTATAAGCTGTACCTGCTGGTGTTGCGTGTGTACCATTTGGTGTTGTGGAAAAAGCTATTTGGTGAGTTAAATTTGTGTTGTCAGATTGATCAAATATATAGGTATTTCCCTCTTGTAAATATAAGACAACATTAGCCTCTCCGTTAATATAATATTTATTACCGGTGCCGTATTTGTTAGTTCCCGTTGCTACGGTTACTTTATAAGTTATTGTAGCCACAATTTACTCCTACGTAAACGTTATAGTAACACTTGGTGTAGCTGTTAGATCTAAATAAATTCCTTCTTCAAATAGAATTCCAGAACCTGGAACATAAAAATCTATTCCTTCAGATCCAAACTCAAACGTAGCTATTGCAGTTCCAGTAGACCCACCAGATTTAAAAATTATTTTAGATCCAGAAGCCCCCTCTGCTTGTATTCCTGTTAACCTAGCTCGTTGAGTTGTAGGAACCATTTGAGCATCGGCTGTAGCGTTGGCTACCTGTTGATCACTTGAGTATGATGA